GTCCCTATTTATGTGTCATATAGCAGCCGGTGCTTTAACCCAAATGAAGAATGTTCTATATATTACTATGGAAATGTCTGAAGAAAGAATAGCTGAACGTATAGATGCTAATCTTATGAACGTACCTCTTGACCAGTTAGAGAACTTATCAAAAGATATGTTCGATAAGAAGATGCATAAACTAACTGATAAGGGTGTAGGCAAATTAATTGTCAAAGAGTATCCCACAGGAGCGGCAAGTTCTATTCATTTTAGAGCATTATTAAAAGAATTAAAAATTAAAAGAGACTTTAAACCTGATATAATTTGCATAGATTATTTAAATATATGTGCAAGTTCACGTATGAAGTCTATGGGTGGAGCAATAAATTCATATACTTATGTGAAAGCAATTGCTGAAGAATTGCGTGGCATGGCAGTAGAGTATAATTTACCTATTGTCACTGCCACACAAACTACTCGTTCTGGATTTGCCAGTTCAGATATTGGACTTGAAGATACGTCTGAATCATTTGGTTTACCAGCAACGGCAGACTTAATGTTTGCTATTATATCTACCGATGAGTTGGAAGACTTAAATCAATTAATGATTAAACAACTTAAGAATAGATATAATGACCCAACGGGTAAAAACAAAAAGTTTGTTATAGGTGTTGACCGAGCTAAGATGAGATTATATGATGTGGAAGATACCGCACAAACTTTAAACGTGAGGGATGACCCACCAAAAATAACACAATATGAGGATTTTAAATATGAGTAATTTATTAACAGGAGCTGGTTGGGGAGATAAATATATTCATCTAGCTAAAGAAATATCTACATGGTCCAAAGACCCAAGCACCAAAATTGGTGCTATAGTTGTAGGTTGTGATGGTCAAATATTATCTCAAGGATTTAATGGATTCCCTAGAGGAATAAAAGATTCTGAAGAGAGACTTAATGATAGAGAAAGAAAATATGAATTAGTTGTTCATGCTGAAATGAATGCTATATATAATGCATCTCTTAATGGAGTATCTTTAAAAGATTCTACGTTATATGTTTATGGTTTGCCTATTTGTAATGAATGCGCTAAAGGAATAATTCAGGTTGGAATTAAAAAGGTTGTTGCTATGAGACCACAAATATATAATTCTCAATGGGATAAATCAAATAAGAATGCCGAGGCTTTATTAAGAGAAGCTGAGGTTATGTATTTAATAGACGTGGAAGATGAATGATATGAAAAGTAAAATTATTAGTAGACTTATATCTGGTAAGCCATGGAAGGAGAATGAATTCTGGGACTCTTTACCTGACGTTGTTCATAGTGAAGATATAAAAACCAAAGCTATTTGGCGAAATGACCCAAATCATCCAAAATATATTGAGGATAAAAACAAATGAGTAATCCACAACCAGGACCGTTAAAGTCGGCATTTGAAACAAGCACCAAAGGTGTTTTATATCAAGAACTAATTACATATAAAATTAATCTTAATGGTTGGTTGACTAAAGAAACAGTTACACGAAGCTTCAAGCATGATGGAAATTACCATGATACTTCACATCACCTCCCTTTGGTAAAGATTGATGAGTAAGACAGTAATACCATATATTATACGGAAAAGAGACCATAATAAAAATATTATCTCTAAGAAATATTTGAGTCATGGAACATTTAGATGTAAGCGACATCCTAATTCAAAGAGGTGCCAAAATGGACGATAATACTTTAGATATTCAACAAAACGTTGGTGATATCGGAGGAAACTTTACAAAAACAATAGTGGTTGACTCTAATGTTGAAGCCGGTGGTAGTGGTAGTGATGTTGAAGCAGGTGTTGAAGCAATTCATACCATATTTCAGTATATTCCAGAATTGATTTTTGTATCAATATATGGATTAGCAATGTATGCTGCGGTACTTTTAATTACTAAATATATTAAAAATGGCTAATTGGAAAGAATGGATATTAACTATAATACTATTACCGATTTTTATTTTAGGTTTTATAGTGTTATATATTATTATGGTTGCTACAGTTTTAATGGCAATGTTAATTGAATGGTACAAAACTGTACCTCTACCAGGACCAAAAGATAATTTATGAAATCGAATTTATTAAAAGATAATATACCATTTAGAAAATGGTCATTTGTAGACCAATATGGTAGAGATGATGACCATTGGTATGTACGATTAGAAGGTGGAGAGTATAATAATGTCATTTATAGATATACTGATGTCAAATTAAATGAAACTACTGAATCTATAAATTTTGATTATGAAATAGTAGAATATCCAACGAATAACCCTCATGGAATGCCTGCATTTAATTTAGCATTAGGAGATATATTAAAAAGCATATTAGACGACGCAATGGAAAAACAGGACTATGTGCTAGGTAAAAAGTAATGAACGTGAAAGAAACTCTGACTATATTGTCAGAAGAATGTGCTGAAGTTATACAAGCCAGCTCTAAATTAATTAGATTTGGTCCGTATGATGAAGAGCATATAAAAGAATTAGAACAAGAATTAGCAGATGTAATGGCAATGATTATTATTTTTGACTATTATGGTTATGTAAATTTAAATAATATTAAAAATGGGATACTTCCTAAGCTTACAAAGCTAAAAAAGTATTCCAAAATCAAAAACTTGAATAAAATCATTAAAAATTTATAATTATATAAATAGCTTTATATCTAATATTATATAAGGTTATTTAATGTTATCTTTTCAAAATCATGTAGAAGAGGGCCAAGCTCTCAAATTTTATAACTTACTCCCTAAGAAAGTAAGGCACACTATTAACAGATTGAGAAATCAAGATAAGTATAAAGCTGCCTTACTTATGATAAGACACCTAAGAAAAGACCCTGATGTTATATCAAGAGGCTTAACTAAAGCTAGGATTCAAAGTATTGCTGCTGACCATTTTGGTTTAAACCATAGAGAGTTTGCAAAGATACTAAATCGCCAAACAAGATATGAAGTAAAAGATTATGATATAGGTAAAGAGATAGGAAACCTAATGGAGTCTTATACAATAAATTATACTAAGAAATCAGATATTAGTATGATAAAATATTCAGATGAGCAATATGCAGAGATAGAAAGTTTATATAAAAAACTAGGAGCTGATTCTTTAATATTTGACCCTAAAAAGAAAAAATTTAAAGTTAATTCAGCTTTGGATAGTAAATATAAATTAGCAGATTTAGAAACTGCATATAAAAAATTAGTTGGTCCTAAAGGTGGTTCATTAATGGTTTGGGGTACAGGCTCTGTTTCAAAGACATCATCAATTGAATTAGCTACTTTTGGTATTGCTACAGCCACAGACTTTTTAGAATTCTTTCAAGCAATTGGATTATTCATAAAAGTACCTTTGGATGCAAGTAATCTAAAATCCGAATTGGGTGGCCTTACCATTGTTGGTGATTTCCAAATACGTAATTATATTAAAGATTGGAAAAAGTTTGTTGCTTATGTTGATGCAGATAAATCAATGGGTATGGATGTTATGATGCTTGTGAATGGTTCACACTATTACCGCGTTAAGGAAGCTAACTTTAATAAACCATACGTGATTTGGACTGGTATTACAACCTATTATTCAAATTTAAAAAGTAAAGAAGGTCTTGAAACAGATATTAAACCTAACACAGCAGATGTTGTCCTTATTGATGGTACATCAGCAGCATTATATAAAGCATTAAAAACTGATGACCCAGTTGTAACTGATGATGCCACGGGTATGTTGTCATGTGGTGGTATTAATTGGTTCCAAATATCTTTAAAGAAAGCTGAGGGTGGTGCTAAACTTGGTAAGATTACAAAACTTCTTAAAGGTAAATATACAGTTGATGGAGAAGTCCAAAGCAATATGGATAGGGCAGGAGTATCTGATTTATTTACTGAAGAAGCATATGCACAATTAATACAAGAAGGATTCTTTGGAGATGCCGCAGCTAAAATGAAAAAAATTGGTGGTGATGCTCTTAAAAAATTCAAAGCAGCTGCAGTTAATATATTAAAATTTGGTAAAAGACTTTTTGCTAATATAGCTAAGCTAGGAAAGAAATATGAGACCTCAACAATGAAGGATATTGAGAGGTTAACCAAAAGAAGTAAATACCTTAAAGAAAATTTAAATGAAATGTCTTCTACTGCTATGCTAAGAGCTATTGTAGAAGACCCATCTTTAAATAGAAAATATGTTGGTACTATTAATAGAGAATTTAATAATGTTGCAAAGGCTAAAAATACTAATGTTGTAAGTGTAAACATACCAAGACATAAAATGACAGTAGCTAATTTAAAAGTGCCTGGTGCACTTAATTTCTTAGTAAGTAATGTCATATCATTCAAGCTTATTACTGATATTATTGATGATGTTAATAAGAATGGTATTGATGTTATTAATGATTTGAATAGAAGTATGGCTATGGGAGATACCAAATTGCCAGTTGTTAAAGTATATGGTAATTATAAAAAAGCTGATTATGATATTATTACTGTTGGCAAAATTAGTCAAGCTGCACCAGAAAGAGATGGTGGACCAATTAAAGTTTTAAAGGTTGCTATATTACCATTAGATAATTATTGGGTAATTAATATGTGGATATTTGCTTCATTAGATAAAGGTGTAGCAAAGTACCATAAGATAGCATTTAAGAAGAGTGGTTCTGCTGCATTCAATTATAATATTGAAGGTACAAGTACTGTTCCAGAAAATAAAATAACGGAATTTCCAATATGAATCTAAAGCAACATATAAAAGAAGCTAAGAATACTCATATGACTCACATAGAGGATATGGTTATAGATGGCGGCGTGAAAGGGGCACGTGCAGCTATCTTTGCTTTAAGAGATTTAAGGGATATGTTAGCTGGTAGTACTAATGATTCAAAGCAAGTAACAGTTAAATGGGATGGAGCACCAGCTGTATTTGCTGGTATTGACCCAAATGATGGTAAATTCTTTGTTGCAAAGAAAGGAATATTCAATAAGAATCCTAAAGTTTATAAGACAGTTAAGGAAGTTAAAGCTGACACAACAGGAGATTTAGCAGCTAAACTCACAGTAGCTTTTCAAGAATTTAAAAAACTTGGTATAAGAAAAGGAGTCTACCAAGGTGATATTATGTTCACCAAAAAAGACTTAAAGAATGAAACAATTAATGGCGTGAAATATATAACCTTTCACCCAAACACTATAGTATATGCAGTACCTTTATCAGCGGCAAAAGAAATTAAAGCAGCAAAGATTGGAGTAGTGTGGCATACTTATTATCAAGGCTCGACCTTTGAATCAATGAGTGCAAGCTTCGGAGTATCCGTTGCAGCATTTAAGAAACCTAGGACAGTATGGCAGAAATCTGCTAACTTCCCAGACATTTCTGGTCTTGCCACATTAACCAAAAAGGAAACAGATGAAATTACCAACCATATATCCAACGCGGGAAAGCTCTTTCAGAAAATCGCCGCTTCGACGCTTAATGACGTGGCTACAAATCCAGATATTAATTTATTTATTAATACCTTTCGCAACACAAAAGTCCGAGCGCAAAGCGAAATTAGCAATACAAAAGCGCACGCTGAAGAACTAGTACAATGGATTCATAACAGATATGACAAAGAAATAGATAAATTAAAGACCCAAGCTGGTAAAGATAGAAAGAATAATGCTAAGATAGATGCATTGCAATGGTTTAATGATACTAATAAAGCTAATTTAATAACCATGTTTGATATGCAGAATGAATTGGTCTATGCTAAGAGAAAGTTATTAACACATTTAGACAGTATGGATAGTATAAATACTTTTGTAAAGACTAAAGATGGTTTTAGAGTAACAGGCGCCGAAGGGTACGTTGCTATTGACCATTTAACTAATGGCGCCGTTAAGATTGTTGACCGAATGGAATTCAGTTATAATAATTTTAGCAAAAATATAATCAAAGGGTGGGAGTCCGAATCACGATGAATAAAAAACCAATAAATACTCAACATGCATTGGAACAAATGGCTAATGCACCTGTAGAATATATAGATGTTAATGAAGCTAAGAGA